ACCTAGGCTTTGGCAAGGTCGTATCGGTATAACTGACTTTTCTTGGCCCGACTTGTTTTTCCCGTTCTTGCTCATGACTAACAAATATTAAACCCATTCCCTTTTGCGCCAAGTAGTTTATCGGCTTCATAAACTCTTCACGTATTAACGCATAACCCTTACCAAAGCCTAGGTCAGACTCGTGCTCAATCCCATGCTCGCGACAGACGTGCTCCCCGCACCACTTAAATAAAATGTCCGCCGTATCTACAACTAGGCACGAGAAGTTGTGCTGCTCGGTTACAAGCTCACGACAGCATTCTTTAAAATCAGCCCACGTCGTTGGCGATTCATATGTGCTCTCTTCACCTAACTGCTCTATTTCTTTTTGCCACATATATATTTCTTGAAACTTATGTCCAGGTTCTGTTGCAAAAAACAGCACACGGTTATTTTCATCGTCACCAAACTGGCTTGTGATGGTTGTTTTACCCGCCTTTGGTGAACCATATATAAGGTAAGTTTTTTTTAGATAGTTTTTTTCTTTTTCTGATCGCTTTGTTGGTAATGGCATATGTTCATCCTTTTGTTGCCGTTATAAAACCTGTAAATAACTGTTTACTGCAAAAAGTATTGCGATGACAGCAATCATAAACGCATGGTGCATTTCGCCCCTTTTAAGCTGTTTTATCTCGCGCTGTTGTTTTTCAATAATTTCAATAACTCTTTGGTTAAATTCAACCTGACTGTTGCCGAACTTGACCACACTTTTGTCGTACATAAATACTCCTAAATTAAAATAAACCTGGCCCGCTAAACGCAGGATGAACAGAGTTGAAAACTTTAGCGAGCCAAGTTCAGCTCTAAACGGATTGTCTTTACCCTTTTAGTGCGTAAATATGTTTATAGTTGTAATTCGGTTTAGTAAACAAAAAAAACCCCATGACTTTTTGGGCCATGGGATTTTGCACTTAATAGGACACGTCGAACGACGCAGATATAAAATATTACTTTAGATTTGATTTTACAATTAAAAAACCCGAGAGTGTTACCCCTCGGGCCGTACGACAACAACAACTTAAGATAAGCAGTGGTATAGACTCACTATGTATTAATCCATTTACGTAGTCAACAACGAACAGCAACTAGATATAGGGGGTAGCGGTTGGATCAACGACACCAGCAGTTAATTGAAATATTAAAAGACGATAAGTTAGAGGGCGATCTAAAAGACTTTGCAGTAAAGGACTTTGCAGAAAACGTTATTAAGCCTGAGATTGAACTGCCAATTATCTCTGACGTTTTGCGCATACCTGATTACGAATCACCGCCGATAACGCCTGAGCTGCAAGAACGATGGAGCGGGCTTGGGTTACAAATGATGGCTAACGGTTACCAGCCGCAGCAAAATTTGTTTAACGTGTTGCAAATATTAAAAGGCACTGAGGGTACTGATGAGCAGCTGTATTACGACACGTTTCTGCGCTATATCGTTATTAAAGATCCCATAACTAAAAAACTTCGGCGGTTTGAAGACGAAGACTTAATGCTTGCAACAGCTGCAATTCAAAGCACGTTCGGCTTCCACAAAATATCACCAGCAACGATTCATCAAGCCATCAACGCCTTTTGCAGGCTTAACCAAAAAGACGTTATGCGCGATTGGCTTATATCGCTGAAATGGGATGGGACAAAAAGAGTTCGCAGGTTTTTTGCCGACTATTGTGGAGCTGAAGACAGCGATTACAGCACTATTATTAGCAAAAACTTTTGGGTGTCCTTAGCAGTTAGAGGCTTAAATAGTGTCGATCAAAGCAAGGTCGATAACATGGTTATCCTTGAAGGCGCTCAGGGCATTCGAAAATCCACCATGTTCGACGCCATTGGCGGAGACTACTACATGGAGGTAAAGGCCGACATAGACTCTAAGGACTTTTTACAGAGCTTGTCTGGAAAACTTATTGTCGAGTTCGCTGAGCTTGATGCGTTTGCAAAAAAACAAGAACAGCAGGTTAAGAAAATGCTGACATCAAAGCGTGACACGTATCGTCAGTCATATGGTCGTTTTGATAAGGACGTTAACCGGCGATGTGTGTTTGTGGGCACGACAAACGATAAAGAGTATTTAAAAGACGCGACTGGTAACCGTCGATTTTGGCCTATGCCGGTCACATCAATAGATATTGATCAAGTCATTAAAGACCGCGAGCAGCTGTTTGCTGAGGCTGTTCATATGTATAATATCGGCAAGTCATGGTTCTATGACGATGAAGTTATACACAAAATGCAGGAGTCCAGACGGCAAAAAGATCCGTGGGAGTATGTCATTGAGGACTGGTTAGAAGCTCGAGATAATGCGCCGTTTCGTTTAGTCGATCTCTATAAATTATGTTTAGGCATAGACCGGTCTAGGTTACTTCCCGGGTATCAAAAGAGGGTTACCAGCATACTTAGAAAGAAAAATTGGGAAATAAAGACGTTTAGAGCCGGTAATAAAACGTATAAAAGATGGGCATCTCTTGAGTAAATCGTTAAATTTTATGAGTGAATGCTTAAATTTTAACCAGCAAAAGTTTAAAAAATAGGCATGTTGCTCTTTTTATTGGTAACAAAATTTATAACGCAAAACGTTAAGCATATGATATTAATATATGTTACTTAGTTACTTAAAATTATAGGTAATAAACATTCTATATGAATTGTACTGATAGTTTAATTGTTACTACGTTTTTTAGGTATTTTAGGCACATGCTCAAAAAGGAGGCAGAAAGTGGAAGGTAAAAAACAATGAGCAACGATAAAGCTCCCGCTTTAATCACCTCTTCACCTGGCGATCGAGAATGCCCGGCATGGAGTTATCGGATTTATTGGGTTGATGGGTCGTGGTATGAAGATTGGGGCCCAGGATGGAGCGCTGAGGAGCTCAGACAGCGCGTTATTGATATGAACCCAGGGATGGACCCGGGTCGGGTTATCGTTAAGCCAGTGATGCGAGGTGTTAGGCAGGCTCGGTGGGGTGAAATGTATGATCGGTTGTGCAGAGAGTCGTAATTATACGTTTTATAGAATGTATAAGGTATCGACCCATCGGCGCCTTGCTTTAAATGTTTAGTCTAAATATGATAGAATTATTTTGGAGCGAAAGTGCAAATTCACTGTAAATACGACAAATTAGTGCCCGTGGAACAGGTCATCGGTAACCCTCAAAACACTAACAAACACCCAGATAAGCAGGTGGCGTTACTAGCTAAAATCATCGACTACCAAGGCTGGAGGCATCCCATTGTTGTATCTAACCTCTCCGGCTACATCGTGGCTGGACATGGACGTCTCGATGCCGCAAAAAAACTAGGCGCTGATACTGTCCCAGTGTCCTACCAGGACTTTGAAAATAAAGCCCAAGAAATGGCATTCTTAGAGGCCGATAACCTAGTTGCAGACCTGGCCGAACACGATCAAGTTATGATGCTAGATAACATTCGCGCGTTGGATCTTGATGATGACTTTGATTTAGAGCTGTTCGGTATGCCCGATTTACAGCTACCTGAAGTAAAGGTTTTAAATGAGGAGTCAGAGGATGAGGTGCCAGAGAATGTAGAGACCAGGTGTAAAGAGGGTGATCTTTGGATATTAGGTGAGCACAGATTGCTTTGTGGTGATAGCACCAATATTCAGCACGTTGAAAGGCTTATGGGTGGGCAGAAGGCTCAAACTTTTTTTACTGACCCACCATATGGCGACAATGTTGGTGGTCTTAAACCTAAGACCGGAAAAGACAAAAAAAAGGCAATTGCTGAAAATCGTGGACTTGTAGATAGAGAAACATTCATAGAAAACGACAAAGACATTGATTGGCTAAAAGATGTATTTAATTTAGTGCCTTCTTTTTTAGAGAACGTTTCTACTAAGATGGTGTTTTTTAAGTGGGATAAGTATCAAAAAATAAAAGATTGTGCAGCTTCTTTTGGCGATCCATCAGCGTGTTGTGTTTGGGATCGAGTAAGAAAGTCATCTGCATTTTTTAGGTTTCAACCGCAACATGAGTTTTGTTTCCATTGGGGGTCACAAGCAGACAAGAAAGAAAAGAGTAGTCTTTCTAATGTTTGGAGAATAGAAAAAGAGCTTGAAAACAACTCTCTGCATCCAACAGTAAAGCCGATTGCATTGATAGAACCTGTGATAAAAGTTACCACAGATAGAGCTAGTGGTGTACTCGACCTATTCGGTGGCTCTGGCTCAACCCTAATAGCCTGCGAAAAAACAAACCGTAAATGCTTTATGATGGAATTAGACCCGCACTACTGTGATGTCATACTCACGAGGTGGGAGAAGTACACGGGAAAACAAGCTGAACGTGTGGTATAATGCGGAGAGGCTAAGGCAAAAGGATTCGTATGGGGCGCAAAAAGATAGAGATCAATTGGGATAAGCTAGACAGCTATCTACAGTTTAAAGCATCACTGCGTGTGTGTGCTCTATTGCTCGAAGTATCTGAAGACACTATTGAGAGACGCATTAAAGAAGAAAAGAACTGCACCTTTAGCGAGTATCAAGAAAAGATGATGGCACCACTGCAAATGAAATTAGTAAATAAAGCTATACGTATGGCTTTAGACGGTAATGTCACAATGCTCATCTTTTGTTTAAAAAACATTTGTAAATGGACAGACAAGGTAGAGAACTTACACGAGCAGGCTCAAACAATTGTGCTGAATTATTCATTGGATGAAGATGGAAAGCTCAACGCCAAGCCTAAGTAGTTTTAATCCGCTGCCGCAGCAATTAGAGATCCTAAAAGACATAAGACGTAATTTTGATTACACACGCGGTGTGCACGAGGTAATGCTTAGTGGATCAGTTGGTTCTGCTAAGTCGTTATCGCTCGCACACGTTGCTATTACTCATTGTCTTATGTATCCAGGTTCTCGTTTCGGTATTGGTAGACTTGCACTGCCTCAGTTAAAGGCTACACTATGCATAAAAATAAGAGAGCATTTGCATGGCGAAGGCATCGACTACAGGTACAACGAAACGACGGGCAGCTTTCGTTTCTCAAACGGATCATCTATACCAGCTCTAAGTTGGTCTGACGCGAACACTGCAAAGCTTGGATCGTATGAGTTCTCTGGATTTGGCATTGAGGAGCTCACTGAAACAAAAGATAGTAAGGCGTATAATACTCTTAAACAAAGAGTTGGACGACTACCTCACATCCCAGAACAAATTCTAATTAGTGCTACGAACCCAGACTCACCGTCGCACTGGGCTTACAAACGTATTATTAATAAGGCAGCTAATAACGACTTGATTAAAGTTTATTACTCGAACACGTTTGATAATCCACATCTTCCACCGACTTATACACAAAACCTGCTTGATACACTCGACGAACGTATGGTGAGGCGCATGGTATACGGCGAGTGGTTGGATTTATCAGAAGAAGTTATCTATTACGCTTACAACCGCGAGCACAACTATCGTGATTACAGCTACCAGGTTAATCCAAACTTTCCAATACACTTAGGCTTTGATTTTAACATCGGCGTTGGCAAGCCTATGAGCGTTTGTTTTTTGCAGTATATTGGCGGTCAGTTTCACGTGTTCAACGAAGTTGTTGTTGAGGGTATGCGGACCGAAGATGTGTTAGAAGAAGCTAACGCTAAGGGGTTGTTTCGGTGGCAAACACAGTACATTGTTAATGGTGATGCGACCGGCAGACACAATGATACTAGATCAAAAGACAATGACTACGTTATTATCGAAAAGTGGTTAGCGAACGCTAAACGTCGAGATGGTACTCGAATCAGGTTCGATATTGATGTGCCGAGGGCTAACCCTCCGATTCGTAGGCGCCATAACCTAGTTAATGGTGTTTGCTGCAACGGGCATGGCCGTCGTAATCTTTTTGTTTACAAAGAGGCCGAAACTGTTGACGATGGTCTGCTAACAACAAAACTCAAAAAAGGCGCAAGCCTGATTGAGGACGACTCGGCAAGGGCGCAGCACATTACTACTGGACTTGGGTATAGTGTTGTTAGCATTTTGGACGACGAAGAAAATAAAACGGGGGTTTATAGCTATGCGCGATGAAGAAGCGTTAAGATTAAGAGCATTAATGAGGCGTGGTATGTCCCGTCGTCGAGCTGAAATGATTATTGAGCACGAGCGAGAGATTGAACAAAAAGCGAAACCAAAAAAGAAAAAAGCGAAACCTACTAAAAAGGTGGAGCAACCTATTAGCGAGGTTGGATAATGGGCGCAGAGTTTATACTGGATCAAGGTTATCGAAAGCATATTATCGGCGAAATCGAGAGCGAAGAAAACATCAAGCGAAAGCAGGAGAGCCTGAGAAGGTATGAGATATATAACGAGCGCTTAGAAGAGTACCTGTTTAATATCCTGCAAAACGATCGTAGTGCTGACACTATCGCTGAAATGTCCAACTCTGTAATGTCCAGTATTAATTTGTGTAAGCGAATTATTCAGGAAGAAAGTTCGATATACACAAAAAAACCTGAGCGTCGGTTTGGTGATACTGAAGAGTCGGTTGAGGCTTTAATAATGGACATTTATAAGCACGGTCGATTTAACTTAAAGTTTAAAATGGCTAACCAGTATTTTAATCTTCAAGACCAGTGTGCGATGCAGGTTTTGCCAAAGGACGGTAAGCTAAAGCTGCGAGTTTTGCAGCCGCACCATTATGACGTAGTGCCTTCACGTATGGACGCTGAAAAGGCTGAGGTATTTATATTATCTCAGTTTGACAAAAACCGTTTGTTTGATCGCACGGATAACCAAAACGATTTTACTCCGCAGCCGAGTGGAGTTGAGTATCGTATTAATGATCGAATGAACAATAAGATCGCAGACCAGAGCGATTGGGAAGCTGATCGTGGTTTGTATGTGTTTTGGACTGATCAGTTTCACTTTACCACCAATGCTAATGGCCAAATTATAAATCCAGAAACTATGATGCCTTTTGAGGGTGAAGTGCCGCCTGAAATGTTAGTAAATCCAATAGGTAAACTGCCGTTTGTTGACGTCAAAGAAGACACGGATGGTGAGTATTGGCAGCGTACTGGTAACAGCACGGTTGATTTCACGGTTCAGTTTGCATTGATGCTAAGCGACGTTAATTTTATTAACAAGTACCAAGGGTTTGCTCAGCCTATTGTAAGTGCGATGGAGCCGCCTAAAAACCTTATTATTGGTCCAAATCAGTTGTTGTTTTTAAAAAAGAGTAAAAACGCTGATCCGGCTGCACAGCCTGAGTTTAGTTTTGCATCGCCTAATCCGGATATGATGGGTTCTATTGAGCTTATGAAGTCTATTGTGTCGTTATTTTTATCAAGTAAAGGCCAGGATGCGGGGACGATTACAGCTGATGGTGCGTCGGCACAGAGGTATGCGAGTGCTATTGATCGTTTACTTGCAAACATTGAAAAGTTTGAAGCGTCTGAGGACGATTTTGATTTGTTTCGCTCAGTTGAGATGCAGGTGTTTGAGTTAATAAAGCTTTGGCAGGATGCTTTTTCGGGTGTTACAGAGGGCGGTTTAGAGCTAAGTGGTATTATTCCAGAAGACACTAAACTTGATGTACAGTTTGCTAAGCCTTCGAGTGAAATTAGCGCTGAAGATAAGTTAAGAATTATTGAGAGAAAACTTGAAATGGGTTTGATGAGTCGAGTGGAGGCCATCGCGATGGATCGTGAAATGGACTTGGAGACGGCTCGGGAGACGATGGAAGAGATTGATGCAGACCGCACAGACTTAATGCCAATAATGGATATGTTAAATGTCGAAAATACAGACGAGACGGATCGGGAGTAAGAAAAGCCCGACCATGGAGTTAGACATAAATTTGCGACAAATGTTTGGGCAGCGAGTTCCAGACTCTGTTGCGTTTCGCGAGGCTGTTGGCCAAGAAATTATTGATCGTATCGTTTCTCGTACAACTGGAGACAATAAAAGCCGTACTGGTAAGCAATTTAGGGGTTATTCTGAGGCTTATGTTAATTCAGAGGCTTTTGCTGTGTTTGGCAAGTCTGCGGCGAACGTTAACCTTACTTTGTCTGGTGATATGTTAAATACGCTTGATGTGGTGGACAGTGGGCCTAATTTTATAACGATTGGTTTTTCTGTTAATGAGGTAAAGGGGCGTGCTCATGGTCATGTTAGGGGCATAAAGCGCCGCATGGGTAATAGTAAAAAGAGCAAAATGGGTAAAGTTCGCAGGGACTTTTTTGGTTTACCTGACGGTGATTATCGCAGGATTGCTGAGGGTTTTACGATACCTTCGCTTGTTCCAACAGATGCTGAGGTTGAGGCTACGTCACTTTTAGTTACGTTAAGGGAGTTATTCGGTGGCGAAGAAGGTTAAGGTCTTAGGCGCGTTAAACATAGTAAATACTGTAAATAGTTTGTTTAATGACCGGCGCACAAAGCAGCGTTTGCTTAGGGAGTCTGGTGGGTTTGTTGTTCAGCGTAATCAGCGTTTTGCGCGTACGGGTAAAAGTTTAAAGGGTAACAAGACCATTTATAAGTTACCGTTTTTAAAACAATTTACTCTTAAACGTCGCAAAGAGCTATTTAAAACGAGGCCAAGTGAGCTTGGTGAGTTTTTTAATCCACGTCGTAAGCGGTCGAATGTGACTTTAACGGGTCAGTTGGTTGATAGCTTATCTTTTAAACTAGACAAAGGGTTTATTGCGATTACGATTAGTGGCCGAAGGCGTAAGTTGGAACCGGACGATGCGAATACGAATCCAGAGCTTTATGAGGAGCTTGAGGACATTAGCGGTAGGGACTTTCAGTTTATTGGCCTTGATAAAACTGGTCAGCGGGTTGTAAAACAAAAAATTTTAAACCAGCTACGTGCTGAGATAAAAAAGTTATTTAAATAAAACTCATAAGGGGGTTAAAATAATGAGTGATACTAATGAAGTGGGCAGTGCCCAGCCTAACGGTGCAGTCGGTGGCGGCCAAGGTGGATCTAGTGAGAATGCTGGCAGTGCCGGTTCTCAAGGTAACCAAGGCGAGAGAAGATTACTAGGCGAGGTAAAATCCTTAAAAACTCAGTTAGAAGAAGCGCAACGTCGAGCTGAAGATCTTGATATGCAGCGGATGCAAGCTGAGGGCGACAAGGATGCACAAATAAAGGCACTGTCAGAAAAAGTTTTTCAGCTCCAAACAGAAAAAAAAGAGCAAGATCAACGACATGCATTTAGCGTTCTAGGTAATCAACTCCAAGTTGAGGCTGCCAAAATGGGGTGCGTGGATACGGATCTTTTTATGAAAGCTACGGATCTAAAGGGCATCCCGGTTGACCCAGAGACTTATAGAGCGAACGAGGAAAACCTTAAAATGGTTGTTGAAGATGTAAAAAGTGCTCGTCCTTATCTTTTTGCAAAAGCAGCCCCGAACGTTCAGGACTTTGGTCAGCCAAAAGCCGTTACTAATAACCCGGCTGGTCCTGACTTTAATTCTATGTCTAGAGCTGAATTGCAGGATTGGTTAAAAAAGAACGGTGATAAAAGTTTTTAACTAATTATTACGGAGGGACATTATGTCTAATTTACCTGCTTTTAAACAGGACCTCATTGCGAGCGTAGTTCAGCGCGAGCTTGAGTTTTCTGCTAAGTTGTTGCCTTTGATCACGAACGTTTCTCAGTTTGCGGTCCCTGGCGCTCGTTCTATCAGTTTTCCGAAGCTAAGCTCTTTTGTTGTCAACGATCGTGCTTTTGGTGCTGCGGATACTCCTCAGACTTTGGCTGACACTGTTGATCAGATCCTTATGGATAAGAACAAAATTGTTCAGTACATTTTGGATCGTAAAGACAGCGCGCAGACTACTATCAATGAAGAAGTTGAGTATGCGCGTCGTGCAGCCAGTGCTCATGGCCGTGATATGGATGAAGAAATCCGAGCGATTTTTGAGTCTGCTGGTCGTACTGACTGGGGTGTTGCTACTGGTGATATCACTCGTGACATTATCCTAGATATGCAGCGTGCAGCGTTTGATGCAGAGGCGAACGAAGATGAGTTGTCACTAGTTGTTTCTAACGACCAGTACCAAGCTCTTCTTAAAATTAGTGAATTTACTGAGCATCAAGTTTATGGACCAAACCAAGCCATTAGCGCGGGTCAAATTGGTAATGTTTATGGCATGCCTGTAGTGAGACGTTCTAATATGCCGGCTCAAACTTACTACATGGTGGGTAAAGAAGGTTGCGCACTAGGTATCCAAGTTGCTCCACAAATGGACAGCGATAAGGCGATCGAATTTGGTGCTGGATCAATGCGACACGTTATGGACGTCCTATATGGAGTCGATAGCCTTCAGAGAGGCCTCAAGGGCGCTGGACCAACTGAGTCTGCATTGTTGTTTAAGGACAACAACTAATCTCGTTATAAAACGATGGCAGCTAATATTCGACGCATTCCATCTTTTGTAAAAGCCCGGAGTCCACAGCGGCTCCGGGATCTTATGTTAAAGGCCAACTCTGACCGTGGTGTTCAGCATGAGTGGTTAAGCATTCAATATGTGCCTGAAGATAAGAGCTGGTATGCATGGTATATGACCATTGTGGACTTTGACATGATTAGAGGGGAGATTGGTGATGGCAACTGATGTAATCCCTTCTACCGACAGTTGTGTAACTGTCACTAATGAACAAGAAAAATTTGCTCTCAATTTAAACGGCAAAAAAATCGTTAGGGTTGAGGATGAAGCTGCGATTGAGGTTTTAGCACAGATACTTGGTGCTTTAGGTGGTTCGGTAGCTGTTGATCCAACAATTACGCCAGTAACCACGATTGCGAATACTGAAACGCAAATAACGTTGCCTGCAAATACGATAGAGTTTCGTTTGCAAGCGCGTGGAGATAGTAAAATATTTTTGGCTTACAATGCTGGTGATATAGCTAATGGTGACCATGTGACCATATGGCCAGGCAATTGTGAGGTTGTTTCGCGCGAGTTAAATCAGTCTGATATTTTCGTGCAAACATCATTGAGTGATACAATTGAAGTGCATTCTTTTTCTAGAATTTAAGGAGGAATAACTATGAGTAAGAAGCGACTGGTTTTTGACATTACAGACTCAAACACGATTGCCGATAGCGATAATGTTGGAGCATACCTAAGAGACAGCGCGGGTAACCTGCTAACGTCTACACTTAACGGCGCTGCTCAAGCGCTAGATGTTAACCTAACTGGGTCTACTGGTTCTATTGAGGTAACTGCGACTGACCTTGATATCCGCGACCTAACGGCTGCTAGCGATAGCGTTGCTATTGGTGACGGTACTGATTTGTTGGCTGTTAACGCTGATGGATCAATTAACGTAAACAGCACAAACGTTGGCCCAGTTCGTTTTATTCAAGACGGATCGCCTGTTGATGTGTTGGAGGACACTGTTACTCCGGCTAACAACCAGCCATTACCTGTAAAGCTAACCGGCACGACTGGTGACATTAACATTACAGCTGGTGACTTGAACGTGCAGAACGAGCACACTGGCGCTAACTTTGACTCAATCCGCATCGGTGATGGTACTGAGCTTGTTAACATTACGCCAAACAACGACCTTCAAGTTGTTGATTACTGGGATTCAGCTATTTTGCCAAGCCTTGAAACTGTTGGTACGAGTGCTGTTCAGTTGGTTTCGTCTGCTTTGGCTAACCGCAAGGAAGTAGTTGTTTGCAATGATTCTAATCAAGCGGTTTACTTAGGTGGAGACAACACAGTAACCACTGGTTCTGGTTACCCGCTTTATCCAGGTGATGAGATTCGTTTGCCACTTGGGCCGACTGCTCAGCTTTGGGCGATTGGCGAAAAGGCTGCTCAGGATGTAAGGTTGCTTGAAGGGGCATAATGCAAGAGTTTAAAGAGATTGATATTCGTATACTTAAAAACATCAAGGTGGCCCTTCAGACGGGCCGCTTTGAAATTACTGGTATAGAGGCCATTGAGCTTGCCAAAATGATGGACTGGTGTGATCAAGTTAATGACTTGATTATATGGCAGCTTAAAAACCCTCGCCCAGTTCAAGTAAAGCCGAAGCCTGTAACGGCAGCTGCTAAAAAAACAGGTACTAGGTCAACTCGAAAGGCCAAGAAAAAATGAGCGGTAGATTTAATGCTTTAACTAGTAATGGTGATGAAGCGTTAATTGTTGTGACGACGACACCTCAGGTTGTTACTACACCTCAGTCTCGCCGTGAATTGTTGTATTTAGAAAACCGCAGCATTAATCCTGTATTTTATGGGCCTAGTGGTACTCCTTTAGCGCGTTTATCGTTTCGGCAGTCGGTTTTTTTGCCTATTACAAAAGACATTGAAATTACAGTTGTAACTTCGGTTGGAACTGCGGATTTAGTGGTGCAAGAGTATGAGTAGTCGTGCATCCAAGTCAGATGTAGCGATTGCGGTCCCGTTTGATCCTACTGGTTCTAGTTTAATTTCTCAGGATGTTGAGAGCGCGATTAAAGAGATTCAACAGTTAAGTGCGGCTAGCGCTAGTCCCGGTTTTACGTGGGGTCTTGAGGGCTCTGGTGGTCCGGGTAAGTATTTTAACAACGACGGTGTTGAGTCAAACAAAGCTGGTCGGTTAGTTCCGTTTAGTGGATTTATATCTGAAATCTTTTTAAACAATGAGGCGACGTCGGGCATGAGGCGTGTTGCTATTCAGCGCAGACGACCAGCTCAGTCTGGTGAGTTTAGTGACATTGTTACGGTTTCTCTGCCTCCGGGTCAGCCATCAGGTACGTTTGTTGTTAATGTTGCAGTTCTTGAAAACGATGAGCTTGCTGTTGTGGTTGACGGCGGATCTAGTGATTTTGAAAACTGTATTCTTGGATTGATTATAAAAAACAATGCTCAGGGCCAAGTTGGCGGGTCTTTTTTGCAGACCCGTAATGAGGGGGTGTTAATTGAGCAAACAACGACCGAGTACGATTTTACTGGGTCTGGCGTTACAGCCACTAGTAATGGTAACGGTGTTGTAACAGTTGATATTAGTGGTGGTGCTGGTTCTGGTGAAACCAACACTGCAAGTAATGTTGGCAGTGGAGCTGGTGTATTTTTTAATAAATCAGGTGTTGATTTACAGCTAAGAAGTTTAACGTCTAGCGGCTCTGGAAGTGTTACGGAGGCTGGCAATGAGATTGTTGTTAACTTTCCTACGATTGATTTAGACGTTAACAAAACAAGTCAGGGGGTCGACACGGTCGGTGGGCTTAATCTGAATGGCGGCTTTACAGATTTGGTTTTTGATACGATAACAAACAGCAGTGTAGCAACGCTTGTTGGCGCGGACATGACAATTAATTTGTCTGGACTGTACGAGATCCATTACGACACAACTAATTTAATTACGGGTGGGGCGAGGACTCGGACGGATTCAAAGCTTCAAGAAAACACTGGTGGCGGTTTTTCTGACATACCGGGAACACTTAGATCAATGTATCACAGAAACACTACAACAGACTCTAACTCAGCATCTTGTACAATTATTCGTCAGTTTACAGCGGGTGACGTGGTTAAGGTACAGACCGGAAGGGTGGCAGGACCTTCAACTGCTTTAACTGTGGCCAATGGCGCTGCTTTTTACGTTAAGTATTTAAGGAGTTAGAATTGAGTGTAAGGCTTAGAAACACGACAGGTTCGGATATATTTATTAATTCAGCCGGTGAGCTTATTCAGGCTGGAGAGACGCAGGTTTTTGACCCTAAGTCTTATGCAAGCTTGCAGGGTGGGGTATTAGTTGGTGAGTCAGCTGAAGATCCGGCTTTAATTGCTGCAATAAACAACGGATCACTTGTTGTTAACGATGGTGATGAAGATTTGTCGCCTGAGGAAGGGTTGCGGTTTTTGGAAGATGGTGGCCAGCTAAAAGTTGCGATTGATGGTGTTATTACGGGTCGAGCAATACGTAGGCTAAACATTACTGGTGAGGCGACCTTATCTGTTGATGCGGCGGGTATAGCGACGCTAACTGTTGGTAATGAGACTGCAAAAAACAAGATATATAGCTTTGAGTTTACAGAGGCTAATAGAGCATCTGACGAATTTTTAGAAGCTAATGGTGATGGCAAAAACTCTGACGCTTCACCGCATGTAATACCATTTAACTCTAAAGTTGTAGGATACACACTGACCAACTCGGAAAACGATGCAAATACGGATGTTGAGATTTACAGAGTGGCTGAGGGTAACGGTTCTGGACCTGCTGTATTGGTTGATACTTGGGTTTTAAGAAGCGTTCGCACGGCGAGAAAAACTAACTTTTCATCTGACATTGTGTTTAGCGCTGGCGATAAGGTTGTGGCTTTTGTGCGCGACAGAGGAAATGACCCAGACGATGTGGTATTTAAAATGTATTTACAGGTGACGAGTGAGGTGACTGGTGAAAACGTAGAGAATTGGGCTGGAGATATTAATGTGCCTGGTAGCTAATAAGAGGAGGACGACGACTAATGCGTTTTGTAGCTATAAAAAACGACAGCGGTGTTATGCAGACAATTATAGGGCGTCAACTTCAGGATGGTGAGCAGTATCGTTTTTTAACTTACGGTGAGCTTGAGAGGTTCCGTAATGACGAAGCTAATATTGTTTTAGTTAATAACCAAGAGCTTATAGTGGTTAACGAGTCTGGTGACGTGACTAATTTATCGCTTGCTATGAAATGGTTATTTCAAGACAATCCTAGCGAAATACAGCTTCAGAAGCGTACTGTGTCACAGCAAATTCAAAAGGTAGCTGTTTACGAGTCAGAGGGTGATTTTGATTCAGTTGTTAGTCATAACTTTGCTGACAATTCGACTTGGGATGATCCTTTAAATAGTGAGTTTTGGGTGTTGCCCGATCCGGGAAAGGTTAAATTTTTGCGTAAAGCTGAGGTGCAGTTTACACATGATATTGAACTCGCTGGCATCACGGAGCTTTATTTTGATATTATGGCTTACAACCCGGCTGATCTTCCTAATAGAATTTTAGTTCAGCGCATAACGTATTCGAGTATTAAAGACGTTTTAAACTTTGGAAACGCTCATTTTACTATGCCTGCTGTTGATAATTTAACTTCTAGCGCAACCACTGTGCAGTTCAATTATCCAAGGTCTATACCGTTAAATGCTAACCAGGGCTTGGCTGTAAGGTTAAGTACTCAAAACAATCTGCCTTGTAACGGTCAGTTTGTAACGGTTAGTTTTGTTACGGCTCAGGAGGACTTATGAAGTATGTAAGCAAGATGACTACGACGACTTGGTTTATTATTATCACGGCTTTAGTCTGGTTAGCTTATGACGTAGCGATGTATTTAGCCGAAAAAGAAACCATATCAGAGGTTATCACTCGGGCTAGTTATTACTCTCCTATGGTACCATTTATAGTAGGTTTGTTGTGTGGGCATTGGTTTTGGACGAGTGAAATAAAGGATTAAACATGGCTATTTTTCCAAATATTGAAACCGACACATTGGTTCAGGTAAATGATCGTTTTCGCATATTGGCGGAAAAAAGTTTTATCACGCAAGACGAAACTCCAATTACCGCTGTAAACATAACCCCCGAGCTTGGAGGGCCAACTATCGACGTGTTCGATAATTCGCAAAAAAATTGGTTCTTAGACTGGGAGTATGCCACGGACGGTACGAAGCTGATCACATTGGAGCTAGTGAACGGTGGAGGCTCCCAGTTTAAGACTTTTAGTGTTGAGGCCATAACTGAGGCAGATGACCGTTTATTTTCCACTGATCAAGATTTGGCAGAAGAAGAGTCAGATATTTTGCGTTTTGTGCCAAAGGGCCGAAATACGTTTAAATATGCTCACAGAAATGCTCAAAAACAAATTTTAGATTATTTGTATCGCATTGCAGTTACGGACATTGATAGAAATAAAATCACAAAAGAAGCGATTGTGGACTTAGAAGAAGTTCGCGAGTGGTCCAAGTTTTTGACGCTTAAGCTTATTTTTGCTGACTTAGTATCGACTCCAAATGATCATTTTAGTTTGGAGCGTGATCGGTATATGATTGCAGCTAGTGAGTCGGCTAATAAGGCAATTTTTAAGCTAGACTTGGATGGGGACGGCACTGTTGAAAGTAGTGAAACGGTTAACTTAACTAACAGGCCAATTATTTTACGATGAGTTTAACAGACGTAAGAGATTATTTTAGAACCCGCATGGACGGCTTGGGATTTACCGAGTACGAGGACGGGTTTGATTTTGAGAATGTCGGCGAGAACATTATCGACCGATTGTATCACTTACAAGTGGGTAATATTACGTTAAATACCCAAAACCAGACGGTGATTGATATTAACTATCCAATCGCTGTCCGACTGTATTTGAAGGGTTTTCGTGATCCTGCAAGTGCCGTTGACGATTCTATTTCCGAGGGCGAGCGCATCATTTGCGATGTAGTGCGAGTGGCTAATGCACATCAGGCGAACATTAAGGACGTGACGTTTGTAAGCATGGAGCCATTACCGAAAGATGAGTTGCAAGATAATATTATTTTGCTTGAGATGTTTTTCGATGCACGCGTTGTACTTGATAGACGTTAATTAAATTTATGGAGGATTATTATGGCTTCAAGCGCTAACAATATCGTTATCGCGCCTTCAAACGTGACCTGGAAAATCCAGGGCAACTGGCAGTTTGATTATGCGGGTCTCGCTGCTGCAAGTTTGGATGGCGTTTATTACACGCTAAACTCCCCTTCTGGGGCTTTTTACGTTTGGCACAACCTAGACTCAAGTTCAGTTGATCCAGCTCCGGCGGGGCTTACAGCTATTGAGGTTGCGGTTACAACTGGCGACAGCCCGACTGTAATTGCGACCGCTGCGGCTGCTGCTATTGATGCTGTTGCTGATTTTGCTGCAACGTCGTCTGCTGCTTTAGTGGATGTAACTGCTGCGGATTTTGGTCAGGCGACTGATCCAGCTGACGTTGACTCTGGTGTAAGTGTTATTATTTGCCGTAAAGGTAAAGAGTATGACTTAGGCTTAATTGAGGGTGATACTGAAATCGCTTTTACACCTAGCCTGTTTGACGTAACTAGTCAGCAAACTGGAACAACTATCACAGCGTCACTCGTTCAGGGTTTTGAGGCTGAGGTGACTACTGTTCTTCAAGAAACAACTCGCAGCCAATTGTCTGAAATTTACTCTATTTATGGCGGACAGTTTTTGCCTGGAGGGGGTACAGAGGTTACTGGTGTTGGTTCAGCTGCTATTGGTAAAAACTTGCTAGTTGAAGCTGGCCGACTTGAGTTCAATCCGGTTAACGACTTGGGGTCTGAGCTTAGTTACAAAGTGACGTTGATGCTTTGTGCTCCGGTGCCTGACAGTTTGTTACTTTCTGGTGAGTCTCCGCGTACGCTAAGCGTTACTTGGAGAGCGTTTATTGATGACACGGTTGCCGATTCTCGTGCAAACTTCTTAGTTATTGGGGATGCTTTTCAAAGCGGGCTATAAGCCAAGGGGGATAAATGGAGAGTTTGGATTTAGGCTCTAGTGTTAACTATTCAGTTAAGTTCGACGGCAAGGAGTACATGCTTGCCGAGCCGACTGTTGCCCAGGTGCAAAAACACCAAGACGGGCTCAGTGATGGCAGCATCGAAGCTTTTAACGCTCTACTAGTGGATATCGGTATGCCACAGGACGTTGTATTGCAGCTTGGCATTAGTAAAGTTAAGACTTTAGGTGAGTTCATTCTCGGGAATTTATCGGAAAAAAAGTAGATCAGGCCACCTTTAATAATGCGAGGGTGGCACACTTTTACGGCTGGACTGATGATTATATTCAGTCCATGCCGTTTTCTCGTTATGTTAAATACTTGTTATCAATTGATGCAATTCAGGCAAAAGCATTTCAGGTACAAAAAAACCTTCACATGTATCCAAACTTGAAAAAAAGTGGCCGAGATAAGTTGGACCGCTTTTTTAAGAGCATCTATAATAGATTAGTGAAGAAATCGACGGCAGCGAAGCCGACTCCAAGAGCCCAGGCATTGGCTATTGCTAAAAGGTTCACAAATGGCAGATGAAAGCATAATTTTACGAATTGATTTAGATAGCGCTGAGCTTAATAAACAAACGCGCAAAGCGCTTCGTGCGTTAGAGGCTCAAGCTGAGCGTAGTGGTGGTCGTGTACGTGGCACATTAGGCAAGACTTTTACTGGCATTGGTAATCAGCTAACTGATTTAAAAAACAGGTTTGCAGGGCTTTTTACGGGTATTGCGATTATTCAGGCTACTCGTGCGTTGGCTCGGTTTGAGCAGCAGTTGGTTGCTGTGGCTAAAACTACTGGATTTACTCAGGCTCAGATTGCTCGTTTTAGTGACGAGATTTTAGAGCTGTCAAAGCGTATTCCGGTTACTACTGATGAGCTTTTACGCATTGCAGAGATTGCGGGTCAGTTAGGTATTAATGGCACAGACAATCTGGCTAAATTTACTGAGACGGTTGCGAGGCTATCGAACTCAGTAAGTGGTGTAGAGGCTGATGAGTTAGCGCTACAACTTGCTCGAATTACAGAACTAACTGGTGAATCTATTGGTGACGTTGACCGATTAGGCTCAGCGTTAGTTCAGCTTGGTAACAACTTTGCTGTAAACGAAGGTCAGATTGCAAGAACGTCACTTGAAGTAGCTAAAATTGCAGGTATTTACGACTTAAGTTCAGCTCAAGTTTTAGGTTTATCAACAGCTCTTGCTCAGTCTGGTGTGCAGGCTGAGGTTGCTCGAACTACGTTTTTAAAGCTTACGGATGCTTTTGGTAACGCTGTTACTCGTGGCGGCAGGCCGCTTCAAGAGTTTGCAAAACAGCTTGGTGTTTCGACTGAGGAGTTTCAAAACCTAGTACGTAACGACCCCACGGAGACCGTGTTGCGGTTTATTAGGTCGCTCGCTGACAGTTCTGAAGGGGCTGTTGATTTAACTCAGCAGCTACGTAACCTAGGGCTTAGTGAAATTCGAGTTCGATCTGGTATTAGTGCCCTTGTTAACACGGTTGATTCGCTTGAAGACGCTTTAAGGCAGTCAGAGCAAGCGTTTGACGAAAACACGGCATTACTTGAAGAGTCTGAACAGGCTTTTAATACGTTTGGCAAACAGCTAAGGCAAACGACTAATATTATTACAGCCTTTGGTAAATCTTTTGCTGACGATTTGTTGCCGCCTTTAACTGAGTTTTTAAGAAACTTAAATGAGCTTTTGCGTGGTAATTTAAGTGAAAGCACTCGGCAGTTGATTGAGTTTGGCAAGGCACTTGCTCAGATAGCTGTGCAGTTTGCTGCACTAAAAGCATTAAGGTTTTTACCTGCTTTTGCCGCTAATATTAGGAGTGTATCGACTGTTTTAGCGGGCTTTATTACAGGTAAAAATGGCTTATTATCGTTTGTTCGGGTTTTAACCCGGATAGGCATTGCGGGTCCTATTGCAGCAAAAGCTATTAGATCTTTTGGTCGAGCTGGTGCAGCTGCTGGTGCTTTGATTAGTAAATCAAACGTTGCGTTTTTTGCCACCTCAGTTGCAATTGAGCGTATTGTTTCAGCTCTTAATAGAACTCGCGAGCAGGACATACTTGCTAATATAGCTGAACAGGGCCAAAGGTTAGTTGCGGCTAACGAAGAGCTTGAGAGGTTGCAGGCCAACTTAGGCCGTGTACAGGTGTTAGGTTCTGGTGCAAATCGAGTTGTTTTGCCTGGACCAACGCAAGAGGACGTTGATCGGCAAAAAGAAAATATAGCTGTGTTGCAGGCTTCGATTGTTGGTTTGGCTAATTCATTTAATCAGCTTAATGCACCGGCAGACGAAGGTGGCGTTAACGATAATCCGCTTGGTAATTTGCCACAAAATACACAAAACGCATTAGAAGAAACGGCTGTTCAGTTAGAATCTGGGCAAAATATATTTAGCCAGTTTGGTGGGTTTTTACAGAACACTTTTAAGCAGATTGCTGACGGTATTAACAATAACGTTAAATTTACAGCTGAACAGTTGCAAGCGCTTGATCAAGCTTTAAAAAACGTTATCGCTCAAGGCATATCTAATACGATTGATGCTGTCGTGACAGCTTTGGCTAATGGTGAGGACGGTTTTAAGGCGTTTGTTGATAACGTTGGCCTATTGATTGCGGACCTTGCAACGACTCTTGGTAACTTTTTTATCGCAGCTGGTATTGCGCAGCTTAAATTAACGTCACTCGATCCAACCGGAACTATTGCGGCTGGCGTGGCCCTCGTTGCATTAGGTTCACTACTTCGAGCTGTATTTTCTGGTGGTGACGATGAGGGTGGGGCTGCCGTTCCAACGTCAGACACAATTACTGAAGACGCGATTGAGGTTATTGATCCCGAGGACGTTAACGAGCCGCAGGGTGCAATTACTATTAACGTTGAGGGCACAATTGTTAACCCACGAGAGACTGGATTAATTATAGCCGACTTATTAAAAGATGTTCAGGACTCTAATGACATTGTTACGGTGAATGTATGAGCATTTCGACTTTTAGCACATTTTATTTTGGCTTTACGATTGATGAGACGAACAACCGATTACAGTTTGACGAGGGTGGTGGTGAGCTAACAGCAACGTTAACAGCCGGTACGTATCCTTTTAACCAAGTTGATACTTTGATTAAAACAGCCATGGAGGCTGTCGGTGCTTTTAATTACACAGTTTCAATCGATCGAGTAAATCGATTTATAACAATAGCTTCGCCTGGCAACACATTTAGTCTGTTAAACGGTACTGGGTCACAGGTTGGTCTTAGCTGTTTGCCGCTTTTTGGGTTTAACTCTGTGGATAAAGTGGGTACTGATACATACACTAGTGATTTTGGAGCTGGTGAGGAGTACAAAAACCAGTTTGTGTTGCAGGATTATGTAAGCCCGGACGAGTTTCAAGAGCGCGTTGATGCGACTAATAATGAAAGTGCATCGGGCGTTATTGAGTCGGTTGCTTTTGGTGTTCGTCGATTTTTTCAGGTTAGTTTTAAGTTTATAACAAATCGTGTTGATGTGACTGATGGTAAGGTTATTCAAACTAATCCTAATGGCAAGTCTGATTTTGAGCGCTTTATGCAGGTCATTACTCGTAAGGGTCGGTTTGAGTTTATGCCAGATCGTAATGATCCAAACACGTTTTTTGTGGTTATACTTGAGAGTCTTGAGGGATCTAGCTCAGGGACTGGATATCGTTTGCGTGAGGTTCGTAACTTACCAAACGTTTATGAGCTAAATAGAGTTAGGTTAAGAGTTACGGTTTAAGGGGATAAAATGGCAGTAAGTGACGGTCAGGACGTAAATGCGCTTGTTTCAAATGCGGCGTTTGCGAGTAAACAGCAAGACAATACACTTGATGGAAAACAAGATCTTAATAACTCAGACGCTGAGTCTGGCGCTCCGGTTACTAATGTTCAGCGAGAGTTAAACGGTCTTAACAGTTACACTGGGTCAACGTCTGGTAGTAATGAAGATCGTTTACCGACTTGGGTCGATAATTCTGTGGGTACTTCGAGTGACACATTAAAGGGTCGATCTGAAGCACTAACAACGGTTGTAGATGCTAACCGTACTCTTTCACAAACAAACCAAACAAACATTGCGACAAATACTGCAAACATTGCAACTAACACTCAGGAGCTTGCCGATACTCGCAGTGCTCAGGGCACAGCGTTTGGCGAAACTGATATCGGAACTTTTCCAGGCGCTATTATTACGGATAATGTGAGTGTAAAAACTGCGCTTACTGAGCTTGAGGCTGCGATCGAGGGTATTCCGTCTGGCTTAAGGCTTCGCGGCAACTGGGATGCTGCGACTAACACTCCAACTTTGGTTTCGGGTGGCGCTGGTAATGCTGAGGGTGATTACTACAACGTATCGGTTGCGGGATCGACTAACCTTGATGGTGAGACCAACTGGGAGGTTGGGGACTGGGCCGTGTTGGTTGACGACGGGGCTGGCGGACAGGTTTGGGATAAAATTGATAACTCTGAAACTGTTACGAGTGTAAATGGCCAGACGGGCGTTGTTGTTTTAGATTCTGATGACGTTGCTCAGGGTTCTACAAATCTTTACAACCAAACCCATACCGGTGATGTAACAGGTTCGACAGCTTTAACGCTTGAGTCGGTTGCAATTACTGGCCAAACGACTGAGGTGCCTGAAAATGGCGATTTTGTTTTGTTTTCTGATACATCAGACAGTGGATCTCTTAAAAAAGCTGATTTGGCAGACTTGCTCGGTAGCGGCTCGGGTGTTGGCGGGATTAACTAT